CTTCCCTCAAAAGCGTGCAGGACCCTCAGTGCGCGGCACTAGTGTGGACACTTGTGAGGGTGTTCGCGGGGCCTCGCTTGGGGAGAGTGTTCTAGATACATCTAAAAAAGAAAAAACAAAAAATTTCACTGTTTTGGAGGGCCTGATTGACGTCGGGCAGGGTGCCAAAGTGGCTGTGTTCATTGACAGCTGCGCACTGCGGGAGCCCACCTGGGCAATGGCAGCGTCCATGTTGGTGTCGGAGTTTCCGATACAAGTCAGAAGCCAGGGCGGGTGTTGCCAAAGCCTGATCCGGTGGGCCGGGGTCGCTTTGAAGCCCTGGCACTGGAATAGGATGCAATTCAAGACCTCTCGTGACCCATACCCCCTCAAATCACACCCCGGTCTCGAGAACAAGACCAACCTGTTCTTCAGTGATGTTTGGGAAGATGCGAAGAGGAGCTATGAATTGGTCTGCCGTGACTGGGTGCGGTTGGCAGGCCACACCAAGGGGATGTTCAATGACCAAGCAACGTCTGCTTTAGTGTATGCTTGCAGCGTGAGTAAAGTGCATGCTAGGCCTGTGGAACTGGCCATCTGGGCTGCGTTGAACCCGGGCGAAGCGAAACATCTTTCGAACTGTGTTAAGAGCCTGGGTCTCAATTCGAGTCTTGAGGGGGCGACTATGTGCGAGCTGGACACTTTAATTGGTCGCGCGGCCAAGGATGCTGATGTCGAGGCAGATATGGAGCGCAGGTTCGTGGCAGTGCATGAGGATTCATATGTTTGTGATGAAGAGGATCTGAGGCGTGCTGTGGTCAGAGTGCTGCAGGATGAGCTCACTGCCATGCCTGTGTTTGACGACACTGAGTCGTTTTGGTCACGACGCTGGGCCTGGTGTGTCAATGGGAGCCACGCGTTGGTTAGGCAGCATGCCTACGAGCAGAGGGGCGAGTGGGACCCAGCCGCGGTGGACAGTAAGATGCTTGCTCGGTGGCATCGTCGGGCCGCAATGGAGTCGATTAAGCACAACCCTCTCCACTTCTGGAAAGGAGACACCTATGTGTCAGTCAGCAAGAAACTGGAGGCTGGCAAGACGCGCATGCTCTATGCATGTGACACAGTCAACTATGCTTGCTGGGAACACTTCTTGAAGCCCATCGAGAGAGTGTGGCGCAACAGGAGGGTGATGCTGGATCCGGGGCGTGATGGCCATGATGGCGTGATAGAGCGCATACAGCAGAGGGACGGAAATGGGCCGATACATGTCATGCTTGATTATGCTGATTTCAACTCAGCGCACACAAACAAGGCCATGCAGATCGTCGTGGAGGAGACGGCGAGATTGACTGGGTATGATGCTGGTCTTGCCGGGAGACTGTCCAACAGCATTGATATGACACAGGTCTGGTACAAGGGTGAACATGTGGGT